ATCGTCTTACAGCGGCCTGCAAACGCGCATCACCGAGCTTTTTAGATGATGTGTCTATTGCATCGCGCAATGCTAATTCAACCTCTTTAAGAGCGCCTCCAACACCACCACGGCCACTTTGGTATGCCTGATCGACTGATGTCTGAATGCCACGGCGAATGACTTCAGCATCCTCCAAGTTCGGTGTTCGGTTGAAATTAATATTGCCATCTTTATCAAATGAGAAGAATGGTTTCTTGCCTGTCTGTGCGACATAAATGTCGTTAATGTCTTTTACTGCTGACGGTGAACGCTTGAGCGCATCAGTAACGCTTTTCAACAAATCAGCATCAATTACACCGCCAGTTCCAAATGCATCTTTGTATGCATCTGACTCAAGCTGTTTCAACTGCTTGTCATTCAATTTGAATTGACGCAACACATTGCCTTCTTGACCGGCCAATGTCTTTTGCATATCTGTCAGCACTGAGGTGCGTAACTCTTCGGGTCTGCGCGTAAGAGATGACATCAGTGTGGTTGCTGGCTTACCGCCTTGAGCATACAAGCCACGCACAGCAGCAAGCAATGTGGTATTTTCAGCCATGATCTCACCGCGAGCAATGCGGTCGATGATCTCATCTGTGGTGAGTCCAGTGTCACCCGCCAGACGTTGCAATTCAGTTTCAACTACCTTTGCACCACGGCCACCAGCAAGTCTTCTAGCAAAGTCTGTGAGCTTGTCAACAAGCATTCCTGTGCCGGTAATGGCTGTCTTTACTACTGGTGCAACAACAGCGCCTGTCAAAGTACCACCAGGCACTCTTGATAACCGTTCATACACATCGCCCTCACCAGACAAGAATCCGGTTGTGCCTCCATATGCGCCGCCAATCGCAGATGTTCCAATCAAAGCCCTTATGACATCTGCCGTTGTTTTGGCGGCCATAGGCACTGTTGCTGGCGCGGCTGCACCGCCAGTAGCTAATGTCACGGCGGCAGTTGGAAGCACTCCACCCAAAGCCTCATAACCAAGGGACTCAAGTGGTGCTTGTTGTTGGTAAGCCTTGGTCTTTGATCTGATGTCAGCCAATGCCGACTCATAATTCTCGCCGGTCATAGATCGTAGATAAGCCTCTGCCTCATCAGCACCTGTCAATGTTGCACCCTGCGCCATTGATCTCAAACGCTGAGTTGGCGCTGGTGGTGCAACTGTTACAGATATTGGCGCAACTTGAGGCGCAGGCTGCTGCATTGGAAGTCCACCGGCAACCTGTTTCAAAGCCTCCAGTTTTTCCATTGATAGCTTTGAAAAGTCACCCTTTTGGATAGACTCCAACTCGTCATAACTGAATTGACTCAGGTCATCGCTCATCGTCTTCCTCCGGCAGCTTTACGTCTGTCAATTTCTTGTTGTACAGCATTTTGGAATGGATTTTGTTGTGGTGCGCCATAGACCGGCACTTCATACATTGGCGCAATCTGTGCCAACGATGGGATCGTTCTAACCGCCGTGCTTAACAACTGTCCATGTGACTCAGCTCTCAATCTTGCAGTGCGTTGAGCAGCTAGCAAACCAACACGCAATTCTCCTGCTGTCAAACTTACATCACCACCAGCAGCGCGGCGCAAAATCGCTCGTTCTGCATCAGTCAATGTACCTTGTCCACGCATTTGAGATGCTGCATCAAGTTCTTGCTGTGCAAGCCCTTGCACAACAGTGGAGGTGTTTCTAAGGATTTGATCTGCATCAGCACCAGCAACATTTAATTGTTTGCCAATACGCAATAGTGTTGCTCTAAAGTCAGCGGCAGGACCAGTGATTGCCGTATCAAGTGCAGGCAGTATGCGATCAATGTTTGAAAGCGTTGAATTTGCAGACCGCGCCATATCTCTTGATACGGCAAGGTCTTTGACTCCCTGCTCATACGCCAACTCTAAACCTTTTTTCTCTGCATTCAAAATATTAGTTGTCTTAGGCGCGATCTGCTGACGGTACTGACCAATTTCATTAATTCCAGCCGTACCCCTACCGGCCAATGGTTGTCCAGTAATGTATTCAACAGCGCGAATATCTGGTGACTGTGCTTCGTATGGCATTGCACCCGAAACAACTCTAGGCTCGCCTCTTTTGTTGTATTGAACCATTCTGACTTGACCATCAACTACTTGAGGTTGTGGTGCTCCAAACTCATCTGGCTGAGACAGCTTCAAGAGTTCTGCTCTGCCTTCTTTAGCAGGCATACTCCGCAAAATATCTCTTTGCACTTGAGTCAAAGTAGGCATACCGCCAGTTGTTGCAACACCGGCTGGCGCTGGCATACCAATCATTGCGGCTTTTTGTGGGCTTGGTCCTTGACCATATGTAGTGTCTGACAATGCCGCAGCTTGCATTCCTGTCATTGGCGTGCCAACCGTTGGCATTTGAGTAAACATACCTCTATACGCTTGCTCATCAGCCACTTGACGCTTGTATTCATCCATCTTCTGCTTGGTCATCAACTGCTGAATAGCATTGGTCTGTGCGCCTTGGTAACCGGCAGTGCCAGCCTGCAATGCACTGCCAAGAGCTTGACCAAGTGAAATAGGCGTAGCACTACGGCCGCCAGCTTGCAGCAGTGCTGCTGCTGATTGCAGCATCGCCTGACGTTGCATTTGTTGCCTCTGGTCTTCGGTCAGGTACTCATCAAGTGCAGAGCCTCCACCGCCAAACAGCAAGCCAAAGTCTGGCGCGGAAAAGCCACCGCCACCAGATTTCATTGGCTCAAAATTAAATGGTTGCGTTACGTCAAATGCCATGATTTTTATCCTTTAACCTAAAAGCAAACCAAGACCAGCACCGATAGCTGCACCAGTTGGTCCACCAACAGCAAATCCAGCTTGAGCACCACCCGCAGCACTAGCAGCAGGGTTGGTGTAATACGGTGTCTGAGTTGTTGCACCTAAATTCGGCAAACTCAAACTCAAACCGCCCTGTGCAATCTGCAACTGTTGCAGCGCCTGATTGCGTGCCGCATCCAACTGCGCTTGTTCCATCTGCTGACGCGCACCGCCCAACTGCATGGCCGTCTGAGCGCCTTGCAGATTCATGCCACGCGCTGCCTGCGCCAACTGTGCCGATTGACCGTAACCCTGCTGACGCATCTGTGCGGCAGTTCTGGCCGCAGTCTGCAACGCGCCTTGGTTTGTCAGCGCAGCCTGCACGCCGTAGCGAGAGCCACCGAATGCTTTGGCGGCAGTAGCTTGTTGCGCGTCACGCAACGCCGCCATCTGTCTAGACTGCTCAATGTCGCCAAGTGTGCCTTGGATGACTTGCTGCTCGTATGGGTTTTGGAATTCTTGAATGCTTTGTGCATTAAATGGAGTCAGACCAATGTTGTACGCGGCCTCCTCACCAGCCCTGTACATGGGATTGAAACCAGCAAACTGCTGTACAGGTAAACCTGCCGCCACACTTCTGGCTTGCTCCAGATTCTGCAAATACGCAGTCTTTAATTCGGGATCAATACTGGTGCTGCTTGTGCTTGTGCCGCCTTTGCTCATGTCTCTACTCCTTAAACCGTTTCACCGTTTTCACGGATAAATTTTGTGTCATTGCCCAATACATTGAAAACCTTCATCCAGAATCGCTCAACTGGTTTGAATATCCAACCATGACGGTTTGCGCCATAGTGGTATTTTCCATATGAAACCAGTGGATCGGCAAAGGTCTTAGCCACCATGAATTTGAATATCCTCGATTCACGCATTAGCGGTACGAATACCTCGGCCAACTTGTAGTAGCCACGCTTGTTGCGGCCTGTGATCTTCTCATCGCGGTATCTACGAACAACTGAATCCATAGTGCCGTCACCGTATCTGGCCTCAAGCATGATGAAACAGCAGCCGCCTCCGCTACCGCTACCAGAGCCACCGCTTGCAGCACTGCCACCACCTGATGAAATACCGCCCATAGGACTGCCACTGCTTGTGCTTACACCGCCAGTGCCTACACCAGCACCAGCCGCGGCGTTGGCAGCAGCAACCGCTGCGGCAGCTTGACCGGCACTTCCAGTGCTTGCGATACCGGCCATAGGACTTCCGCTGGTGGCGCTTACACCGCCAGAAGAAAAACCGCCAGAAGATGTCCCCGCAGGTGCTTCAGACAATTCACCAACAGTCACAACTGGTGTTGCCTCTGGACTAAAAATACTTCTTCCAATAGTAAGTAATGATGGGCTAAGTAAAGCATTGACAATTTTTGCTTGTTTTGCTTGAAATTCTGCAAGTTCTGGCAGTGTCATAGCATCAAAAAATGCATTAATTTTTGCTTGTTCAGCGGCACTTTTTCCACTACCAGAAGAACGAATATCAGTAATTTGAGACAAACCAGAAAGCAAATCTTGCGAACTACGCGGTTTATAAATGCCTGGCCGATAACCACCAGAGCTAGATAGCAGAGAATTCAACTGAGTAGATGACTGCTGCATCTCTGCCATAGCTCTTTGGTATGGAGTCAATTGATCAGTGGCAAGTAATCCAGTATTGAATTGCGGTGGCGGCAGTGATGTCCAACTGCCACTCGCTAAATAATCTTCATAAGCCATATTACAAGTCCTTGCACAAGATGAACCACTTCGGTTCGTATCCCTCATCCTTTAAGAATGTCCTCTCCCAGCCCTTACGGCCAGCGAGAGACACTCGGCTGCAACCTATGCTCTTACCCCATTGCTCGATCAAAGGTCGCATCAATCGGAGTTCATCTAGGTCGCCGCCAGCAAGGAAGTAGTGCAAGTCCTTTAGCTGCGGGTAGACAATGATCTCAGTCACTACTGCTGAATCGCGGCCAGGCCAGAGTTGAAACTGTCCCCGCCTGATCCCTTCAGCAATATCCTCAATTTTGTGAGTACCGCCAGAGTATTCTAAGGCCGCCGCCACATGATGGCGCAACCTCTCAAAGTCTTCCTCATCACTCAACGCTTACCCATTGTCACAACATCAAACCGGTTCACGCCAACGCGCCAATCTTCCAGCACCGCGCCGGTGTACTTGATCTTTACTTGACGGCCAGAGAAACGCACATCGGTTGGCTGCGCGGCTGGGTACGGTCCATGAGTGGTTTCGGTTGATGTCGGATACATCCGAGACTTGAAACTGATCTGCACCTCGCCAAGCGTTTGCTCATCGGGAATCACCTGACGCACTGACATGATGTTCTCACCAGCGCCAATCTCGTATGGTCCAGACTCAGCGTAGACAGAGCCGCCGTCATAGGCATAGCCAACCTCATGCTCGTAAATGTAGCCGGATGAATCCACCATCAAAGGATTGGTGAACACGCCCCTGTCAGTTCCGGCAGTGCGTCCTATCACGCCAATATTCCAATGGTTTTCGCGGTAGTTATAAGTGACGTAGGAGTCATTTTCATTGCTGGCGCTCGATGGATAGAACCACCAGACTTCACCATATTTGCTATTGTGGACAGCGTAAACCTTGCTTGCCTGTGCATAGTTCATGTTCTGAAAAACAAAATCAGAGACATCGCAAGGCATTGGCTTAACAAATCCATCAAACATCCAGAACCCTGATTGACTCATCCACATGGCTGCACTATCAATGGCTGCCACAGATTGTGCGGAGATCACGCCACAACCTGTGCCTACACGTTCAAACTGATACACATAGGGCAGCCCGACATAGCTGGCCGTATGTACATCAACGTCAGTAAATAGCAAATTGATGCCTCTAACTCGCCTTCCACACTTCAGTGAGCCACTGCTGCTAATCTCAAAGTCACCGGCCTGATTGGTGGCCGCCGCCGTCCATGTCGTATTGTCCTCTTGATCTGACCATTTCACTAGACGGCCATTAGTTGATGCGCCCAAAGCAAACAAAAATCTTTCAGCAGTAGACAGTAAGGCAGAGCAGCCGGTTGGCGCATTGGTGATCACGGCGGCCAGCGTAGGCGTTGTGAACCCTAGTTGCCACTCGTAGAGCTTGCCGTCATAGTTTGAGCAGGCCACCAGATACTCACCCCATGTATCAAGACTCCAAGTGGTTGCCGGAGTAAATGTGTCAGACGCTGGCCGCTGAATACCATATGCAGCCGTTCCATATGTGTTGTATCCATAACCGGTAATGACGGTAGCGTCAGCAATACCAGTTGTGAATCCTGTTGGTGTGATTTCTTTTACAACAGCAGTTGTTCCACTCATGACGTACAGCTTGGAATGCGTACCAAAAGCAGCCAAAGCAGTAGCGCCATTGTCTCGCCAAGTCAGCAACCCACGGCACTTACCTGTCAATGCTGTAGCTGTCTTTTTGCGCCACCCGCCAATAGGTCTAAGCGTATTCTCAAACCAGCGCACAAGGTTTGCGTCAAACCAACGTCCGGCAGACTGATACTCTGTGCCGTTTCGGTAAACGCCTGGTGGGATTTTGAGTGGAATGAGTGCCATGGCTTAATTATGCGGTTTCTACTGACAGATTGGACACGAATGTGAGAGTGGCAATGACTGATGGCACTACAGGTCTGGTGGGCGAGCTACTGGCTGCGTAGTGCTCAATCTGAACGCCAACATCTGTTGGCCGCCACATGATTTCTACATAGTCATTGGCTGCCAGACTTACAAAGAAGTTCAGTGTGGCAACAATGTGGAATGGGTCGCCAACACCTTTCCTTGGCGCAAAGCCAAATCTGCTGTTTGACTTGTCAATGTTTGTGCCGTTCTTGCGAAACCAAACATCCACATCTTGAGATGCATTGGTGGTATTTGTAAACTGGATACTGAATTGCAAGTTGTAGATTCCAGCCTGCGCCACATTCAGCCTTGACGAATTCGACAATGTCACGCCATTGCTGAAGTCGGTGGTGTCAAAGGTGATGGCATAGGCCGTTGTGGTGTTGGCCGCCACCTGATCTGTGCCGTCTTGGAACGCGCCATAGGGACTATTGATCCACTTGCCACCACGCCTGCCGAACAACGCTGAAAACAGTGCTGTGAGCTTGCTGAAGTAGACATTCATGCCGCCAAAGGATTGAGACAAAAACCTTTCGTCATAGACAGCGCTAGGCGTGCCAAGGTTTGGCGTTGACGGTGGCGTTATCTGCTGATCAAGGTTAAGTGCCATTA